CGTCTATGGGCATAAACGCGCAGTTAAATATCCTGTTAGGCGCGACCTCTATCGGTTTACCCCCGAACTGCATGGAGCGCATAGATGGAAGAACCTTCTTGTCGTAAACATATTTATATGCCTCTTCGATCTCCCCCTTCAGCTCAGGATACTTCTTAATGTGCATCGCCTTATTACGATCTACCAACTCTGTGTATGTCTCACGACGGTAAACGTCGGGCAAGTATCTTGCGTACTTCATATGTACCGTGATATCTGATAAAATCTCTGATGCTAATTCCATTTATGCATTCTCCCTTTGCTGCTTTTTGAAATTCTTATATTTTTCTTTTAGGATATCTGCCTGCGTCTTGGTAGTAAGTTCCTCTTTATCTTCGTCGCTTGGCGGTAAAATTCGTATCTTAACATTACTGGTATCCATAAAAATAGGATACACAATCCCATCGGGTCCATTGCGGTTTTTGGCAATATAAATTCTTCCGGAATTAGCACTTTTGTCCTCCATAGTTCTAGACACTGTAAAGATAAAGTCTGAAACGAAGCATTTGTTAAATGCCTCCGAGATGCTCTCCATAGTTATCACCTCAGCATTCAGCCCAGAACGGTTAGTCTGGGACGCAGTCCATACTGGACACTGATACTCCTGAGCAATGCCTCGCATCTCTTCATAAATAGACTCCAATTCCATCCTCTTCTCTTTTCTTATAGTGACGGGTCGTAAAAGATCACCATAATCAATTATAATCAATCCTGGCGTTACACCCCTGTTAATAAGCTTATCCAAGTGATTCCTGATGGTTCTCGTAGAGGCTGATTTGGTAGGATACTCTTTAACAATTAGCCTGCCTGGTACTTCCCCAATTTTATCGAAAATTAGCTCTTTAAATGAGTATAAATCGTTCAGGGGGACACCAGTGATACAGCTATCATACCGAGAAGCGATCGACGTGTCGCTCAATTCTAGTGTATAGTGTATAACATCCCTGCCCTGTTGCAGTGCATGGGCACCGAGATGTGTCAACACCATACTCTTTCCAGCTCCAGTCGGAGCTATCACCACCCCAAGCTCTCCCTGTCCAAGACCGTTATTACAAATGGTATCCATTTCTTTCCAGCCAGTAGAGACGGGATTGCGAGCCTTAATCAAGAACCTTTCTTCAAAATCCTTAATATAGTCATAACCAAAATTAGAATCGCCACCAAGCTTTAGAGCATCATTTATAATTTTAGATATCTCGTCAAAAGAGCAAGTCTGTAGCAAGTCCACGGACTTAAGCATGGCACCTTTAAGCTTCTGCTTCCGACAGAATTCCAATGATTTGTCTTTAATAAAATCAGCATCTTTTACGTTAGATGCCGTACTCACCCTGACAAAGTAATCTCTTACTTGCTTTTGTATTACTTCGTTTTCCTTATCCATATCGGACTTAAGTATGGTTTTCATAATATTCATCGTTGGATGAACCCCATACTTTTCTCGATAAAGAATGATTTTTGAGACAAACAGCCTCAGATAACCAAGCTCAAGAAACGTTATATCAAATACTTCAAGTAGTTGATCCGCAAACGGCCTATCCTCTAAAATAAGAAGGCACAACGCCTCTTGAAAGCTCTTGCCAAAATGGCTAAAATCTGTTCGTTCCAATTTCTTCCCCCCTCTCTACATAACACTCTTCTTGTAGCCTGCAACTATTTTTCTCATGGATGAAATTAAATCCGTGCTGTCCCATTCTGGGAAGCCATCTTCAAACATCATTTTTCTAAACTCTGTTAAATTTAATTCCATCACAGCGTTCTCTAATACATAATTAACATGGGATTTGACCGTTGGCGACAAAGAAGGACTATAGAGTTGCATTAAACTATAGTTTTTCTTTATCAAAGCAACATCNTCAAGAATCCTCTTGTGAATAAGAAGAGGCTTTTCGACCTCCTCGCACTGCTTTATAATATCCTCTATTAAGTAGTCCTTATCTTCACTCATAAAGTTAAATCTTTTTGATATTGTCTTTAGTCCTGCTCCTTGGATTCCCTTAAGATTATCCGACGGATCTCCTGCTATCGCCCGTGCCAGAGCAAAGTTATTTGGGTGTATTCCATGCTTCTCAACAATAGAATATTTGTTTAGCACTTCCTTCTGCGTAGGTCGATAGATGACGGTATCGTCATCACATAGCTGATAAAAATCTTTATCGCTTGATATAATAATCTTCTGCCATCCCCGGTGTCTCTTGTTCTGGACAAGATAGGAAATCACATCATCCGCTTCCACATCTTCTATACAATATTGTATCACCGGGAGCAGGTTAAGATAGTCAGACAACCTAATTTGTTGCCACATCTTATTATCTCTCTCCTCTTGTAAGGAGAGGTTTCTTATCTCTCTGTTGAGCCGGACGGGACTCCTTCCTGCCTTGTAATCTTTGCTGATTCTTTTGCGTTTCCTGGAGCCTCCACCGCAGTCCCATACCACGGCTACCCTATCCGGTTTGATCTCCCTACAGAGCTTCTGAAGGGTCTTCAGGAAGCCTTTAAATCCTCCTATCGGGGCTCCATTGGCAGAGAGGCTTGGGTCGACTATATAGGACCTCAAGTAGATGTTCATGCAATCTACCAACATTAATCTTTTCACGCTTCCCCCCAATAACAGACTATTCTTTTCCGGGAACTTCCATGTCAACATTCTCGAAAGCCTCGGCGCTTCCTTCTCTGTTCTTATACTTCCCTATAACCTCAATATCCATTAATTCAAGGATACGTGCCTTAAATTTTGGATTTTCCATCTTCTCCACCCACTTCGTTGCCTGGAACTTCTCTTGCTCTCCGTCCTCATATACTAAGGTGTACCAGGCACCAGACTGTAATATATGCTCGGAACTCTTGACAGCCTCAAACCAGGATTCTTCGTCAAGAACACGAATTTCATCGCCTCCCCACATGATTTTAAAAGTACACTCTCTCCTCTCTGTACCAAACCTGGACTTCTTAAGTCTTGCCTTAATTTCAGAGCCTATCGTGAACCCATTCTCGTCTTTTATATACGCAGCCTTCGCTTTACGCCCCGTCAACCAAATCCGGAGTGAAGTGGCATAAACAGTGGATTTGCCGCCAGGTGTGACATATGGCTCCATCATCACTTCCATTCTCTGTGCTGGAGTACTAGCAATATTTGTCTTTAATTGGTTTAAAGCTAAGAACGTACACTGAGCATTGGCTAAAGGCACAGTCAGCTTCTGGAAGGCCAAGGAAAGGGTCCTTGCCTTTTTTCCAATTGAAGAGTTGGGGTTGAAGCCACCCTCTTTGTCCGACTCCGTCGGAGTGTTGGCAATGGAGTCCCAGATAATAAGTACCTTTTCGCCAGAGCCAATGAATTCTTCCGTCATCTCAAAGACTTGTTCTACAGTGACCGCTTGGATATACATAAACTTATCTGGGGCTGTATCTACCCCGGCACCACGGATAAAGGAGGGGTCTATAGCACTCTCTGAGTCGAAATATACTACATAATGCCCCATCTTCTGGGCGTTGGCTGCAATGTTAACCGCTAAGTAGCTCTTGCCTGTTGCAGAAAGCCCAGCTATCTCGGTAAATTTACCTACGGGAATGCCCGCTACCCTTCCTTTGCATATGATAGAGTCTAGCCAACGAGATCCAGTAGGTATCCATTCCTTCACCTCTGTCGGGTTGGCTTCGTTCAAATTATGAGCGACTTCCATACCATATTTCTTATTTAGTTTCTTCATCATGTCGCCCATAGCGACTTTTCCGGCCTTTTGCGCCCTTCCCATATCCCCTCCTTTTAAAAAAATGAGACACCTGTAAACCCGTGCCTCCCTGCGGTCGAGAACTTACTCGTTAGGAAGACCGTCGGTTCCCTCAGCCTGATTAATGGCTTCGTTAACCTGAACAGCGACGATCGCCTCATTATCTTCCTCGGTGTTATTCGCCTCATTATTCGCCTCATTATTCGCCTCAGCGGCAATGACAACAATCTCACCCAACGTCTCAGCCTCGGGGCTGTTAGACACAGCCTCTGTTGAGGTCTGGTTAGACACTTCGTTTGGACTCGAAACAGTATATCCCGACCAATACCCATAACTAACAGACACAACAAAGACAGCAATTAAACCAATAATTATGCCCTTGTTCTCATTAATAATATTCATTATCACGTTTCTCCTGTACCGGTGTCACCCGTTTCGGTGGGCAAAGTAGTCCCACTAGTAGTGCCAGTTGGGGTTGTTACCGTTTCCGATTCACACTCCTCTGTGGCAGTATCACCAGTATCTTTTCCTTCGTCGACATCACATCCGGCTGCGAAAGCGATAAGACTAAATAGTGCAACGCCTGTCACTACACCAAAAATGTAATCACGATTAATAAACTCAAACATATTTCTTTTATCTCCTATAAGTAAAGAATGAGGCACCTATTAGCAAGGCTTGTTTTCACCTTGCAGCCCGTGCCTCCCTGCGGCGGGGGGAAGTTTCTAGAAAGGGATTTCGTTGTTAAGAAGCTGATTGAGCTTCTGGTCAACGACCGAACTGGTATTGCTACCATACTTCTCTACATCTTCATTTCCTGCCGATTCGCCGGCAAGCCACTCGTCTAGCATCTGACCCACCTCAGCAGCAGTCTTCCTGGACTCGGAAAAGACCTTATCAAACTCAGGAATATTCTCCAGCCACTCGGCACTCATCTCAGAACCTCCCATGGATTCCTCACACAGGGCCGACGAACGACGGCGAGGGGTGATATTCGTCTGGGGGAACGACGCACCAGCAGGCTTACCATACTGGATAACGAGGTCTGTTCCCACGTCTGGGTCAGTAATATCGCCGTAGTCGGGGTTCAGCACGAGACTGAGAAGATCCTTATAAGCCATCTTCCCATAGCCCCAAAGCCTGACTCCCTTTTCTTCTTCACCTCGGACGATAACCGGGGAAAAGAAGCGCTGACGTGCCATCAGATTCTTAGCCATCTTGACCGAATCGTCGGAACCCTCGTTAAACAGCTTACGAACGAAGCTATCCAGCGGGTCATCTTCCCCAAAGTTCTTCTTCGGGCTGAGAAAGCCCCTATTATCTCCAAGGTTATAGTGAAACCACATCTCCTTGAAAGGATCGCCATCAGGCATGGGGAGGATCCTAATTGTCTGTTCGCCGTCCTGGGGCTTCCAGAATGCAGAGTCTGCACGCTTACCCTTGCCTTCTGCACGGTCCAGCTTACTTCTCATCTTATCTAAGTTAATAGCCATTGTATATTCTCCTATTTATGAATTGTGGGGGCTACCCTATAGTCACGAAAGCTAATATCCCTTCGTGCTTAATTTGTCAAACTAATTTATTTTCATCAAATTCAAATACAGAGATTTCTCCCTGCTGAGTATTATAGTTAAATACTCTAAAGTTGCCTGCCTGGAGGTCCCAGACAAGCTCCTTTCCCGCAGGCTGTGTAGGCGAGGTGCCTGTGCCTGTGGTCTTTGCATCCAGGAAGCCTGGAGGCATTTCTTCTAGCTTTGTAAAGTACATTCTCCTGAAAGAGCCGTCAGACTTGGTAAACGAACCAATATATGCTTTCATTCTTCCCCCTGAACCTTTGAGGTTCTATACAAACAGTAACCAAAATCGTCTTCGTACTCCGTAGAGTATAACCTGTAGGAAATCTTTGTCAACCACTTTTCCTTTTTTTCTTCAATCTGGCTCTCGATGTCTTCAATCAAGCTAGACTCATTAAGTAGTCTGCCCTGTGTGAAAGCGTAAAAATAACTTTTCTCTCTTATCAAGTCAAAATCATAAAACATTTTCTCTTCTGAGGTCTCTGACTCTAATAACCCAATCGTAGAAATTCTGCAAACTGGGTCTCTGTCTTCCATCACACCATATACGTGCTTTGTCCTATCAAATACGTTTATGAAGTGTAACGTTGAGGCGATAATATCGTTTATCTTATTGAAATATCCTATCACAGGTAAATTGCCTATTACCCCTGCGACTACGTCGTTGCTTACAACGTGCATTCCGTCCAAAAGTCCTGATCTTGCATACTGCTGTAGTATACCAAAGGTTGCTCGTTCAAGCAACTTCTTTTTTCCTGTGAGACTTCTAAGGCCTGGCCTGATATATAGTACTGTAACCTTTTTGTTTTTAATCTGTTGCAGCATTGCCAAGGACATACCTGATATGGCCCCAGACCCGGCGAATATAAAAATTACCTCATTGCTTAAATTGCTAAAGAATTCTTTTAGGTCTGGAGTATTTTTCTCATACTCCTCAGCGTCTTTCTGTGTGGGCACATTAAAGCAGTTTTCCCCGCTGACCCCTGCGTCAATCTTATAGATATTATACTGTGGGTATTTTCTAAAACATTCGGCTATGTTACAGCCTGCTTCTCCCAGTCCTATAATATCCATTATTCTTTGCTCTCC